GCACTGAGTTTCGCCCCGAAAGCAACCAAGGTTGCACCGTTTCCGCTTGCTAAGTTCAAAAAGTATCTATCTCATATAAGGATCATGTCGAAAGACTACGGTCGTGTTCCATTCAATTTGCTTGGGTCTCAGAAATACATATTGGATGAGATTTGCAAAGGTTTAGATGAAGGTATTACTACTTTCATCATACTTAAAGGTCGCCAACAGGGTTCAACCACTCTGTTTATGGCGATCGACTTTTTCTATGCGTTGGAATACCCTGGCTTGCTTGGTACATTCATATTGCACGAAGAAAAAGCGCTCGGTAAGTGGCGCGCTTTGATTGAAATGATGCTGGAGTCAATGCCTCCGTCAATCAAGGTTAACGGCAAGCGTAGGAAGTTTAGACCTAACATAGTCAAGCACAATCGCGACCTCTTGCTTTTCAGTAACGGCTCAAGCTTCGCGTACCTGATCGGAGGCGTTGCAGAGAACAGCGGCGGCGGGCTAGGTCGATCGGGGGCGTCCAACTATACTCACGGCACAGAAGTTGCGTTTTACGCCAACCCTGATGATCTAAAGGCTTTCCGATCGTCTCTTTCCTCGATCTATCCGCACCGTCTACAAATCGAGGAAAGTACGGCCAACGCTTTCAACCACTTCTACGACAGGTGCCAAGATGCCAAGCAATCAAAGACCGTCCGTTTCATCTTCTCCGGATGGTGGAGAGACGAAAGAAACGCTTTTCACGTCGATGACGCGAGATTTTCCGCATTTGCGCCGTCAAATCGTTTATCTCCTCTTGAGCGGGAGCGTGTCCGTGCGGTTAGGCAACAGTACGGATTCGAAATCAGCCTCCAGCAAATAGCGTGGTACCGCTGGAAGCTCCAAGACGAGTTCGCAAACGACCAAACAATAATGGATCAAGAGTTTCCGTTTACTGAGGAGGATGCGTTTCAATCGACCGGATCAAAGTATTTTACCGCTCCTGTGCTAACTCAGATAACGCGCGACGCTCACCGTGAAAGGTTTCAAACATACAAATACAAGTTTACTCGCAGATGGGAGGATACAGATGTCTACAATGTTACCGATTTGCGGGCCGAACTGCGTGTGTGGGAGCATTCCTCCAAATTTGGATATTATGTGGTTTCTTGCGACCCTGCCTATGGTTCATCGGACCAGGCTGACAACAATTGTATCCAAGTATGGAGAGCATTTGCCGAGTGCATGGTACAGGTGGCTGAGTATTGCACAAATGAGTTTTCTACATACCAAACAGCATGGGCACTCGCGCACTTGGCTGGCTTCTATGGGCAGAAGGATAGCAGGGTCATACTGGAGCTTAATGGCCCCGGCAAGGCGGTCTTTTCCGAACTTCAACACGTGCGAGATCGCCTTAACCAAATGTCTCCTTCGAGCGACGAATTCGGCGTGAGGAACGTTCTCAAAAACATGCGAGATTTCTACTACCAGCGCATAGACACGATGAGCGGAGACCTCGCCTACCACATCGTCACGACAGACGACATCAAGCGGATGTTGATGGCGCGCTTTAAAGACGCTGTGGAGCTTGGTAGGATGCACATTCGATCGCTGCCGCTGATCGAGGAAATGCGCCGTCTTGTGAACAACGAAGGGTCAATCTCAGCCGATGGCGGAGGCAACGACGATCGTGCGGTGACTGCGTCCATGGCTCATGAATGCTGGAGAAAGTGGTTGCAACCGATGTTGACCGGGCTAAGAATGACGCGAGCGAAGGCGATGGAGATAGACGCACGCGGCGGTGATCAGCCGATTGACAGGCTTGTGTCAAATTACCTCCGAAAATCGAACATTACGGTGCCGATATGACCAAAAGGTCAGACAACTCCGTTGAGTGTGCGAAGGATTTTATGAGTGTCTGTATGCGTTATGATAGGCAACTTGGAATTGACACCATGTATGCGGTTCTTGCGTCAATTTACTGCAACGGAGACCTCGCCCAAGCAATTGAAAAATCTAGAAGTGGTCAGGTGGCTTTAGAAATTGCAATTACGGATACGTACATCAAGCGGGGACGATCATGAGGGCGCATGAAATTGAAGCGGCCGGGCGTGTGATTTACGGAGATAAGTGGCCTGGCTATTACACACAAATCGATAACGCACTGCAGGCCGCTGAGGCCGCCGCCTTAGAGGAGGCGAAAAGAAAATACGCCACTCCCGACCTTAAGCCAGGAAGATACTGCAAATCTTGCGGTCAGCATCTTGGTGGTGCCGCTCTGGAGGATTTATGATATCGCGCGACTGGCGCTGTCTTAACGGAGCTTGCGGCAACGTCTTCCACAGCTTCGAGAAGGCGAATCCGCCTTGCCCTGAGTGCGGCTGTGTGCGCGTGGATTGGGTCCCGGCTGGAGGACACATCATGGCCGTCGCCCCCCGTATGGACGCGCGGCTCCGGAGCATCTCCGATCAGCACGGCGGCATGAACCTCAACTCCGCGTCCCCGTCGCGCCTTAACCGCGCCGCGCCTCGCCTGGACGTTCCTGCACCTTCCCCCGAGCTTGGCACGGTGCACTTCGCCCCCGGATTTAGCGCTCCAGTGAGCGCTCACGGGCCGATTTGTGTCCCTAGTTCCTCGGCCGTCAACCTTCGTGGTAAGGTGGCGGTCGGCGTGGCGCGCGACCCGTCGTCGTCGATACCTGGTCCGAGCGCGAACGCGATCGTTGAGGCTCGGCATCGTCCGGATAGGCCGATCAGGTGAATGCGGAGCACTACCGATGATTTTCCCGACCGATGAGGACGAGCTGGCAAAGCGCGTCACGTACCTCGTTGAGCGCTGCCTTTCGACGCGGGAAGATCGCGAACAGCTCTACAATTGGCGTGAGCAGAACTACCTGTTCGGCACAAGCGGCGGCGTCCGGGCTCCGATCAACGAGTTGGAAAGCCATATAGATTTAGTTTCATCGTTCCTTTACGCTCCGGACCATGCTTTTTTCCACATCAGTTCCGAATCCGATGAAGACTTGGAGGTGGCAAAATCCATCGCTTTACAGGACGGCTTTAACGAAGATTTTCAGTCTTCTGATATGTCTGACACCTTTATGGATGGCGTACCGTGGTCCATTGTTTACGATACTATAATTCCAAAGGTTGGCTGGAATAGAGACCGTGGTGAATTGTTTTTAGACTTGGTGCCGCCGCACAATTTAGGAGTATATAACGAGAGAATAACCGACCTCGACTCGCAAGAATGTTTCGTTCACACGTATTTCCTCGACTACCAGAAAGCCGCCGGAAAGTTGATGCTATCTGGTCATGGCGACAAGATCGCGCAAATCAAGGTGACTCATTCGGACTCTGTGTCGCCGTTCCCGGAAATGCTCCAACGAATGATTATCGCTGGAACGACAGGATCGAGCCTTTCAGGAACGTTATTCGGTCAGGTCAATCCAGATTACACGCCGGAAGCGACGTATCAACCAAAGACTTCGGTACCACTAGTGAGGTTCAACGAGCTATGGGCTTGGGATGATACTTATTTGGATTACCGGGTGTTTCATCTCATAGAGCCGAACATTCTAGTTGGTGATAGCGTGAGATGGATCGCATCGTACAAAAAGGCCACGAAAAACGTCATCGACTTTTTCGGTCGCCTGGAAAAGGTGACCAACAAAACATCCGACAGCAATCCCTTTTTTCCAGGAGAACATGCATTCTCTAAGATTCAGCCCTACAGTAAATACAATTACTTTTGGGGCAAGGCGCACATAGATACGTTGATACCATTGCAGGAAAAGCTATTAACTCGGCTAGACCAGATTGAGGATATCCTTGATCGTCAAGCCGATCCGGCCAAAGTGGCGTCAGGTTTTATGGGCGGGGCAGAGGATAAGCTTGCTGCCTTGGGTGGAGCTGGCACTTGGATCATGGAGCAGTTGCCACAAGCGCAAGTCAAGGAACTAAAGCCAGACATGCCGGCGGATGTGTTCCATGAATACGATAAGTTCAAGGCGATGTTCCTGGAGGCGTCCGGACTCACTGATGTCACATCTGGAAAGAGCGAGAAGGGCGTACGCTCGCATCAGCACGCTGCGGACCTCAAAAAGAGCGGTTCTGGCCGCATCAAAAAGGCGGCCCTGAGGATCGAAAAGCCGCTGAATAAGATCGGCGACGTGGCCCTTAAGCTAAAGATGGTTCACGATGACGACAAGCTGCGCACGGCGCCGGATGACGACGGCAAGAGCACCACTTTTTACCCATGCGATGTAGGCAGCGTGAAAATGCGGGTTGACGGCCACTCTCACAGCCCGTTGTTCGGTGATGAGGCGCGTGAACTGGCCTTTGTGTTCCGCAAGTTCCAGACGGTTGATGATGAAGATTTTATCAGGATGACCAACCCGCCGTCTCGGGACACGCTTTTGCACTCTTTGCGCAAGCGGAAGCGTCAGCAAAAGAAGATGCTCGCAGCGCACCCGGAAGCTGCGGCCAAGATGCTAGCCGGCGGTCAGCACGGAGGAAAGAAGAAGTGACGTTGTCATGGGCGGGCGTTGAGACTATATTCAGGAGGACGAAAGATGAATCCTAGCCAGAAATGCGTTGAGCGCTTGTTTGGACCAAGCTCTTTCGAGCGCGCAGCGCAAATGCAAATCTTCATCGATCGTTTTTACGAGCAGCGTGCCCGGATGGTCGGGCAGAAAGAGCAACGGAGCAAAAAAACATGAACATCAAGGCAGAGATTGACCGGCGCGAGAACGCAGCACACGGCCGGCGCGGCCGGCGGCACAAGCGGCGCGGCCGACGGTAATACCAGCGCAGGAGCGCAACGGAAGCCGGGCTCGAAAGAGCAGAAACGGCGAGGGGCGGCGTCCAAGTGGCGCCGCTCTTTTTTTTGCTGTAGATTCGAAAAGGTGCTCTAGGACGGGTATGGGGGAACTCGCCAATTTTTCGTGTAACAATTTTGGGATTCGTCCCAATTTTGTTACAGGCTTGACCTAACCCCATTTGAGGCATACGAATTTGCATGTCTGCATTGCTAAAACGGTGATCTATGGCGCTGATGCCCGGCGCGGCCCCTCCTGGAGCACCTCCCGGCGGTGCCGCCTCCCCGCCCGGAATGATGAAGTCACCGATTGGGGGGCCGAGCGGCCCCGGCGCCTCGCCCATGGTCTCCCCTGGCACGGGCGCGGGGATGCAGGCGCAGGGCAAGCAGCGCGTTTCCAAGGTCATCGATCAGCTATTGGAAATCGGCGCCGGCTTCCCGAAGGATGGGGGCGAGTGGAACGCGATCAGCCGGGCCATCAGCGCGCTTAACGGCGTGTTCACGGCGGCCAAGAAGGAACCAGAGCCCAAACCACTGCCGGTTCCGGCGACGACGCCTGGCGCCGGCTTAGGCGGGCTTGGCGGGCCACCGTCAGGAATACCGCCTCCCGGAGGCGGAATGCCTCCTCTTGGGGGGCTGCCGCCCGGCGGACCTCCGCCGATTTCTCCCGAAGGAGTTTGACCAATGGCCGGAGATTTTTTGAAGCCGAAGGGTGTGGACACTTCGGACCTGGATCGCCGCAAGATGGAGGATGGTCAATTCCGCAATCCTCCGATGTACATGCAGTACGGCGGGTTTTCGTCGGCGTCGAAGTCTCAGTTCGACAAGAACAAGATGACGATTCCCAAGCATCCCGAGGTTGGTAGGAATCCGATCTGATGCCACCATTCGCTCGCTCCAGTTCCGGCAAAGTGACCTTATGGGCAAATTACCGGATGTACCGAAAACTAGGATTTGGTGTGTTTGCGGCGATGAAAGCAGCTTGGAAAGTGGTTTCAAATCTTCATGAGAGACTACGATGACAGACCGCCCCATTGCCGAGCCGTCGCCCACGACCGACGAGCGAATCTACCGCAACCACGCGGAAAAAATTCGCTTCGTAAATCCAAAGGGTGCGGAGCACTACGCCAGCGTTCACTCGCACGGCAAGGAGCATCGCCACCAAAAGTATGAGGAAATCGGCAAGCGGTTCGACTTCGGCAAGGGGCTTGCTGTTTCGGGGAGGCCGGTAAAATGAGCGATCTTCAATTCTTCGTCCGTGATCCGCTGCGGTCCGGCTTTCTCAAAGTCAGCGAGACGTTTTGTCTTGCGTGGCTCCACTACAGCGAGCAGCCGGAAAGCGCTGAGAGAACCGAAAAGCTTCGCCAGCTTCGAGAATCGCTAGACCGGACAAAGGTGGCCGCATGACGCAACCTCTTGTCCGCCTTTCGCCGCAGGAAATGGAGAAGTTGTCGCGATTTATGTTTAATATGTCGCACAACCCAAAATACCGTGCTCAAGTTGCTGAAGCTGCCAAAGAACTTGACCCTAGTATGGTCGGCGCTTTTACAGACGTGTCTTTGCAGAAACAGTTTAACCAGTTTACACAGAAATTCGAAAACGAACGACTTGCCGAGAAAATGGAGCGCGCACAACAGTCGCGCGAGGTCCAAAAAACCGATGTCATAAAGCGGCGCAATTTCAGCGACGATCAGGTGAAGCAAGTCGAAACGCTGATGACGCATTACGGCGTCAACGACTGGGAAGCTGCTGCCGACATTTACGCGCAGCGCAATCCGCAAGACGATCCGAACATGAAGCCGCCTCCGGAAATAGAGCACGGCGGGGCGACCTGGGAATTCCCTACCGTTCCCGGCAAGGACGGCAAGATGCTGTCGTTTGACGACTTCCGAAAGAATCCGGCGGGAGCTTCAAGAAACGCTGCAATCCAGGTCATCACAGAATTCAAGCGCAACCGGCTTCCCGGCGCGTTTCACGCGAGGGCTTGATGCCGATCAAGAAAATGCCGGCGAGGATGCGACCGAAGCGTTCCTTTGAACAAGGACCGCCAATTAAGGTTTGCGAGAACTGTAAGCAAGATTTTCCAGTCAGCTGGAGCGCCAGTCCAAAACGAACCACCAAACGGGGGACTAGGGTTGGATGTTGGATGTACGGCCAACGCTTTTGTTCGACGGCGTGCGCCAATAGGTCTAGACTTCCGCTTATTTGGTTGGACAAGCACGGCTATCCCCAAATGACGCACGAGGGCAAGCAGAGAGCGATTCACATCGTCGTTATGGAGCGCAAGATCGGACGCAAGTTGCTTGCGGGAGAGACGGTTCACCACAAAGACGGTAACCGCGCCAATTACGACGAACAAAACCTAGAACTTTGGACATCAAGGCACGGCAAAGGCCAGCGCGTTGATGACAGAATCGCAGCGGCCAAAGCTCTTTTGGCTGAACACGGCAAGTTGTGGGACACCTTCGGTCATGGAGATGTCTACAACCTCCAGACGATAGGAGGCTAACATCCCAACCTTTGGTAGTGGAATTGTGCCGGCCCAGGGGCCAATTGCCGCAGAGCTTGGCGCAGTCGTGCGTCGCGCCATCATGCCCCGCGTGTACGTACAAATCTGGAAGGCCGCGCCGTTGATTTGCGCGCTGTTGTCCTCCGCACAGGTCGCGAGCGGCGGTCTCTCTGCGATCACCGCTCCGGTGCAAGGCGCGCCGATGGTATCGGGGCAGTGGACCGACTACAGCGGCACGTTCCAGCAACCCGGCGCTACGCCTGGGATTCAGAATGCAGAGTTCAACCTCAAGGCGTTCGTCACTCCGATTCCGTTCCTCGGTTTCGAGGGTCTGGTACAGGTCAATTACAGCGTCGTTCCGCTGATCGACGCGAGGTTCAATGATGCAACAAACGTATCCATCGATGCCTTTGCTACTGCTCTTTTCAACAACATTGCCAACACTCAACAGTTGGTGGGTCTGCCGGGTGCCGTGGACGATGGTACGTTCCTCAACTCCTACGGTGGTATTCCTCGCGTGACAAATACGTTTTGGAAATCGACGTTCGTCAACAACACCGGCAACGTCATTCCAACCCGCAATCTCATGATCCAGTACATCGCCCAGGTCACAAAGACCACGGGCGAAATGCCGACCATCGGCATCATGGGGGCTGGAACGTGGGCTCTGCTTGCGGAGGACTTCACGCCGCAAGAGCGCTACACGATTAATCCGAGCGACAAACTGGACAGCGGCAACTTCGTCGGACATTCATCGTTCCAGTCCCTCGACATTGCAGGTATTCCGTTTTATGCCGACGTGTACTGCCCGGAGGGGACGATTTACTTGATCAATACGAGTTACCTGAATCTGTTCCTGCATGAGAGGGCGGCGTTTTCGTTCTCCGGGTTTGAGAGTACGCTTCCAAACAATCAGTTCGGTTGGATCAGCGCCATTCTGTCGTTGATGGAATTGGTCAACGTCAAGCCCAAGACCCACGGCAAGTTTGCCGGTCTTCAGTTCTTGCCGATTTGAGGTCATGAAATGGCACAGATGAGGGGTTTTTTCCCGCTTCCTTCCGGTTCCCCACAAAACACGCAAGGACCACAAATACTCACATTGGCATCTGGAGGTATATGGTATCCCCCTCCGGGCGAATATATGGTCACGACAGGTTCTCAGACCGTCATTGAATGGTGGGACCCTACCGACGCTATCTGGAGAAACTACGCCGGCCCCAACACATGGGAGCAAATCTCTGCGGATGGTGCAAACTATCGGCTTGTGAATCTCTCCGGCGTTGTGGTCGGTGGTAACATCACCAACGCAGGTTCCGGCGGCGTCAACGGCATCGGCCCGAATCAGACCGGGTCGACAGTTTCGTTTGCAGCTCCGGCGGCCGGCGGTGTCACTGCGACGGCGCAAGGGTACGTTGTCGTCGGCGGAACCGTGCCGGCCCCGACCGTGACGCAGGGCGGCTCTGGCTTCCTTGTTCCGCCAGTGGTGTGCTGCGATCCGCCACCTCCCGGCGGCGTGCAGGCCACGTTCACGTCAACCATCTCTGCGGCCGGCGTCCTGACGGGCGTCACGCAGTTGAATCCCGGCGCCGGCTATACGTCGATTCCGCAGTTCTACATCATCCCGGAGCCGATGTTCTATCAGGGGGCGATTCGATTCCCTGGCGACGTGGCGCAGACAGTGCCGGCTCCCGGCCTGATCAATCCGGCGAACGTGTGGACCGGTTCTCCGTTCCAGGGGAACATTCAGACCGGCACGACGGGCGCGCTGCTGACCGGAGTTGCGCTCACCGGCTCGGGCACGCTCACCGCGATCGTGATGACGTACTTCGGCAACGGTTATGCCGGAAACACCGTGCCTGCCATCTCGTTCGCTGGCACGTCGCTAGGTGCAGCGGCGGCGACTGCGATCATGTCGCTATGTGTCTCCGGAGCATCGGCGACGGCAACGGGCGGCTCAACGGCAGTTACCAACGGTGTAGCGATCACCTCTCTCGGCTTGATCGCGAACACCAACAACAACAACACATTCTTTCCGAGGCCGGCGCGCGGTCTTACGACCGCTGCGGCTGGAACGTTCTCCGTCGAGGACCCTGGATTCGGCTTGCAGGGCGGCGCTGTGAGTGTGACGTATGTGGGCGGAGCGACGCTTGCTACCGTCACAAACACTCAGTTCGGCGGAAAAACTGACACCTCAGTCATTCAACCGATGGTGCAGTAATGTCTCATGTCGCGATATTACGTCTATCTTTCACAAATCTAAGCGCGCCTGGATCAATCAGCGTCCCGGACCTCAAGGCTGGGGACGTTATGATTTGGTGCCTACAGACTCCTCCGGCCGGACAGGGAAATGTGGGCTATGTCTTTCCTCAAGGAGAGTTTGAAGCTATCGTTTCTATCGACGGTCAATTGCAGCAAACTGGAAATTTTGGCGCCGGAACTGCCGGAACCTTCTCTTTAGATGCAATATTCCTGAGAGGTGTATGATGCCAGTCTTCGGAAAAGAAATCGTCAAGGAACTCAATCGTCCTCTGATCAAGGACATGACGAGCGCCGAACTGTACGCGCTCGACTTCGCGAAAATGGAGCCGGGCGAGCGTGCGGCGTTCCGAGACGAGTTGCACGAGAAGCCGGGGCACGGCCCGCTAGCTCCAGCAGCCGAGCATCGCATCTACGCGGAGGCCCATGCGCGGTGGTCGGACTGGGTCAAGGATCACCCGGAGGACGATGTTAAGAATTCGGCTGATCCTGCCAGGTTGGGACAAGCTGGTACGGCTCGCGAGGCCCCCAGATCGCCCACAGCGCTCCTAGAGCGGCCTGAGCAAGTTGATGCTTCGCAGGATCAGCCGAAGCCTTCAGTCACTCCAACACCTTCGCAGCCCCGCCCTGACGGCACAGCGCCACGGCGTCCGAAGGAGACCGGCCTTTGACCGATCCGCAGGCCGATCAGGCGGTCGCTGCTATGACGATGCTTGAAGTCGTGAACAATAACGAATTCACGATCAACGACATGTTTGACGGCGTTCCGGTGCGGTTCGAGCCGGGCAAGCCGGTCGATTGCACGCCAGCCATCTGTGAGCACCTGTTCGGCTGGCCTGCCGAGCTTCCGGTTCGCGCGCTGAAAATGGCCGCGCGGTTCGGGTGGTCGGGTAAGGACTACTTGAAGCCGGAAGGTCCTGGGGACAAGGTACCTCGATACCAGACTTTGGCGGAAAAGATAACGATTACACCGGTCTACTACGACTTGGTGAAGAGAAATCCGAACGATCCGATTCCGGTCGACCTGGGGGATGAGGAATCCGAC